TCAAAAAACAGATGCGACCCGAGGGCATGCCGAAAGCCTGAGCCACCGTGGATAAGGTGGGCCGAAAACGACAAAAGCGCGCCATTGGCGCGCTTTTGTTCAGAAACTGGCTCCCCGGGCCGGATTTAACAGATTGATATAAATGAATATTATTGACACCGCGGGCCTGAATAATCCTAATTTCCAGTAATTCTTATGGTACGGACGTCCATCAACGATACCTATAGCGCACGCACAATATTAGGAGTGAGATTAGGAACGGAATGGCCAGAAACCTGCTGACAGTTGCGGAGATCAAGGCCGCAACGAAACCAAAACTGCGCGATGGCGATGGCTTATGGCTCCACACTTCTAAGAGTGGAAGCAGGTCTTGGGTTTTCATCTACGTGAGACACGGTCGCCGACGGGAGATGGGACTCGGTAACTACGGTACTGGCACCGGTCAGGTTTCGCTGTCCGCCGCTCGCGTTAAGGCTGAAGAGATCCGAACCATACTCGGGCGTGGTGGAGATCCGTTCACAGAGATGGAGGAACGGAAGAAAAAAGCAAAGCCTATGACGTTCGGTGAGCTTGCGGATGAGTACATCGAGACGATGTCGCCGAAGTGGCGCGGCAAGCAAACAAAACCGGCCTGGCAGCGGTTCGCATCGACCTATGCAAAAGGCCTTAGGAAGATTGCAATCGCAGACGTAGATACCGACGCTGTGGTGCGGGCACTGACGCCTCTCTGGGACGCGATGCCTGAAACCGCGACAAAAACTCGCGAACGCATTAAACTTGTCCTGGATCACGCTAGAGCACGTGGTCTTCGTATCGGGGGCAATCCGGCGGAATGGCGGGGGCATCTCGACCAGATACTGCCGACACCAAAAAAACTGGTTCGTGGTCATCATGCGGCGATGCCATACAGCGAAATGCCGGCGTTCATGAAGCGTTTGCAAGCTAAGACTGGAGTGGCGGCTCGGGCTCTTGAATTCACCATACTTACTGCCGCACGGAGCGGGGAAACGCGCGGCGCACCCATTTCCGAATTTGATCTGGACAAGGCAATCTGGACGGTCCCTGCCAAGCGGATGAAGGAGCCTCGCGAGCACCGTGTTCCTCTCTGCGGTCGCGCCGTCGAGATTGTCAAAGAGATGCGGAAGATTGCCGTCAACGATTTGGTTTTTCCTGGGCAGAAGCTGAAGCGGCCGCTATCCGATGCAGCGTTGGCGAATGTATTGGACGACACCGGTGCGTCGGAATTCACCGTTCATGGGTTTCGTTCGGCGTTCCGCGACTGGGCCGCTGAGGAAACCCATCACCAACGCGAGGTGGCAGAGGCGGCTCTTGCCCACGCAGTGGGTGATGCCGTCGAGCGCGCATACAGGCGAGGGGACGCGCTAGCGAAACGGCGTAAGCTGATGGACGACTGGGAGGCATTTTGTCTTAGCAGCACAAGCAAAACCTAGATTTTTTACAAATGCGTCAAGTACAAAATTTGCTCCGGCGCCAACAAAACTGCTTTGAAAAAATGTAAAAACTGTCTACGTTCCAGAGCGTGATAGACGACATCGATGTCACATGTAGAACCCTTCGATAGGTTCGTAGCCGCGGCACCCCCGCCGGAGCGTCACCGAAAGACGCGGCGCTGCCAAGCGCCCCTAAACCCAAACCCGGCATGGTGTCCGGTCTCACCTATTTCGACAACAAGCGGCGCTCGGATTCTGGACGGCGCCGAGAAAGGGAGACGCATGCTTTCCGCAAATGATAACCGTCCGCGGCTGATCGCCATGGAAGAGGTATGTGAAGTCACCTCATTGAGCCGCGCAATGATCAATAAACTTCGCGCTCGCGATGCTTTTCCCAAGCACGTGCAGCTTTGCGAGCGAAGGATAGCCTTCGTACGTGACGAAGTTGAATCCTGGCTCGATCAGCGTATCGCCGCCCGATCCGCTTAACCCCCACCAGCACCATTAACATCTTTGCCGACCGGCCGCCGCGCCGGCGAGAGGAGAATTCATGCCCACACACGCCAAGTCGAAGCTCGCCGAATTTGAGGCGGCGATGCGAACTCGGTTCAATTTAGCAGCCGACGAAGAATGGCAGACGCGCCTTCCAGAGAACGGCCATGGCGATCGGTTGTTCGCAGAGTGGCAGCGCCTGGCAATCGCTGCGCGGAAAGAGGAGGAACATCAATGAAACAAAAGAGCACAAAGCCATCTCCGATCCGTGGAGCAGGGATTCGAATCGAATACGAAAACGGCGTACCAGCACAGGTCTGGCCGGTGGAGCACTCCATGGTCCTGCACGTCGAGGCGCGGCAGGACGAGGGGAGGCGCCGTCGAATGGGCCTCGTGGAATGGTGGGGCGATGAGCCAGCGCCACAGCACGCATCGCGACACGTGGCCGACCTCTTCTCCCGAGACGCTGATATCATCGACTTCGCAATAACTGCGATGCGCGAGAAGATCGCGCGCGAGGCCGGTAAGTGAAGATATTGGATTTGAAACCGGCCGTCACACCGGGTAGCGGGGCGATGGCCCAGCTCGCGACCTTCGACGCTCAAATCACAGATGATGTCAGAATCTGCGGGATGCGCCTTTTGCGCGCCCCGGACGGTCGGATGCTGACCTATGCGCCGACAGCTCTCGGCGGTCGCCGATCGGTGACATTTTCGCCGGCAACCTCTGCAGCCATAACCAAACTAGCAACAGTACAATTTATGGAGCGCGTTACCGCCGATGGCACCCGTACCCAAATTTGACGCCCCCGTTGTCTCTTTCAACGAGGCCATCATTCGCTCTCACGTGGAGATGCTGCACCAACTCGCGGCCGGCATTGATGGCGTTCTGGTGACATCGACGTATTTCGTCGATCCAACTGGCGACAATGATGTTCCTGGTACCGTCACGCATCACGCCGTCGGCGACGCCGATGGAATGGTCGATTCGATCATGGCCCATGCCCATACGCCGAATGCTAACACCTTTACGGGATTGCAAGTGATGCGGAAAGGCCTGCGGCGGGGCTCTCGCGGGAAAGAGGCCGACATCGTCGCCGTACTTGGCCTGGTTGTCGACCTCGACGCAGATACTGGGCGGGCGGGCGAGATGCCTGTGGATGCAAGTCTCTGCTTGGAGACATCGCCAGGGAATTTCCAACCTTTCGTTCTTTTCGACACGCCGCTATCGCCATCGGAGGTCAAGCCACTAGCCGCAGCGTTGAAGCGTGCAACAGGGTCCGATCATGGGACCGCCGACATTGCGCACGTGTGGCGTATTCCAGGAACCTTGAACTGGCCAAATGCCAAGAAGCTTGCACGCGGACGCGCTCCCGGTCCTGTCGCGGTTACGGTGGCCCAGGCTTGGGATGGCAGCCTCATCTGTGCCGAAGATGTCGAGCGCGCCCTCGAGCCGTGGATCGGATCCGCACCTGTTTGCGGACAGTTGCGGCCACTCGGAGAAATCCCTTCGCGGGATGATGTCCCCATCTCTGCAACAGCAGCCGAACTACTTGCTGCGAACGACGTCGGCGACCGTTCTGCGTGGGCTTCGAAGGTTGTCGAGCAACTGGCGTTCGACGGCTTGACCGCGGAACAGGCCTGCGCCGCATTCTTATCAGCCACGGGTGACTGGTTCGCGAGGTATGCGAACAGGGATCCGATCGTTGATTTCGAACGAATGTGGGCCAAGTTCGGTGACCATCACGCGGGAGAGCGGGCAGCAAGCGTTGAACTGTCCGCTGAGTTCGTCGCCAGAAATCGCGCAAAATCAGTACCTGTGGCAGCCAATGATAATGTGCCGGCATCAGAGCTTGTCCGGCCGGTTGATCCTTGGGAGCAGCGGAAGCACCCTTCACTGCCATTGGGGCTCTTGCCAACGGCTATTGAGGAATTCACACTATCCCAGTCTGAAATCATGGGTGTCGACGCTGGCGGGTTGGCGGTGGCCGCTCTCGCCGTTTGTGCCGCAGCTATTCCCGATTCGATCACGCTGAAGGTGAAGCGACATGACGACTGGGAGGAATCGGCTCGACTGTGGGTCGCATTGATAGGTAATCCTAGCGCCAAAAAGTCGCCCATCATCACTGCGGCAACCAGGCCGCTCCGCTCGATCGATGATGACCTGGTTCGCCGTTACCTCGATGAGAAGCGCAGGTACGACGCGCTAGACAAGGCCGGTAAGGCAGAGAAGTCACCACCGCGGCAGGTGCGTGTCCGCATCGAAGACGTGACCGTCGAGGCGGCTCAGGAGGTTCTCCGCGACAGCCATAATGGTGTGCTGCTGATCCGGGACGAACTGTCCGGATGGTTCGGGAGTATGGAGAAGTACGGCTCCGGCAAAGGCGCCGCGGCTGACAGGAGTTTCTGGCTTCAAGCTTTCAATGGGGGAGGCTACAGCGTGAACCGCGTTGGCCGTGGTGTCGTCGCAATTGACAACTTGTCGGTTTCGATGCTGGGCGGCATTCAGCCCGAGCCTATCCGTCGGATAGCCGCTGACGCGGCGGATGACGGCCTTCTGCAGAGGTTGTTCCCGGTATGCCTCGGTCCTTCTTCTGTTGGCCTGGATGTGCCGCCGTCGTCGGCCGTAGGCGAATATGGCGGGCTGATCAGGCGACTTCATGATCTGCAGCGACCTAAGCAAGGCGGCATGCAGGAGGTGCCGCTCAAATTCGACGGCGCTGGCCAGGAACTGCGCCAAGAGCTGTCGGAACGGCATCACGAGATGCAAGCGTCGTGGGAGATCCTCAACAAGAAGTTGGCAGCGCACATCGGGAAGTATGACGGGCTGTTCGCGCGGCTATGTATCGTTTTCCACTGCATCGAGAGCACGTCACCGAGGCCAGTCTCCGTTGTCCCACACGAGACGGCACGAAGGGCTGCGGAGTTCCTTCATGAGTTCCTGTTCCCGCATGCCTTGGCTTTTTATCAAAACGTTCTCGGCCTTTCCGATCGACATGATGCACTGCTGGCGACCGCGGGCTGGATCCTTGCTCATCGACCCGACAAGGTAACGGTGCGTGACGTCAGACGAGGCGATCGTGTGATGCGGGAATTGGATGGTGAGCAGGCAGAGGAGGTTCTTCGAAAGCTCGATGCGATGTCTTGGCTGGAGCCGGTGCCGTCTGCCCGAAGGGATTCGGTGACCTATGTGGTCAATCCAGCCGTTTACGATGAGTTCGAACATCGCGCGGAAAGAGAGAAGGCGCGACGGGATCGGGTGCGAGAATTGATCGCATCTGGATGAAAGCCCGACTGTCACCAAGTGGCCCTTGCGCGCACGGCAACACGATAGGAATCTACTTCTTTTCTATCTTTTGGGTCTTCCAATGCCGCGCGTACGCAAGGGACAGTTGCGGCCACTTCAGCTCAACTGCGTCGGTTCCTAGCGCAAGCTCGAACTTCTCGCCGGTCTACACCGCCGCTACTGCAACAGCGCTCCGGTGCCATGGCGAGCGGTCGCGCCAGCCCGTGTTGCTTTTACATATGCCTCGGCTTCCGTAGAAGCGCGCTCAAACAGTTTCCTTGCGTCCTCAACATCAGCCCGCCCCTGTAGCGCAGCGCTGCAGGCAATTCTTGCTCTGAGGAAATGGGGGCCTGACATCGCGGGCCACGTGTCCATCAGCAAAGTGAGAGCATGGAATGGCTCGCTAACGGTTATTTTGCCCAGCCACGGCGAGTTCACAGTCACAGGTTTCGACCATTTTGCTGTCATCTCGGCTCCTCCCTTTTATCCGAAGTAATTTAGGGGAGTCTAAATGAAAGGCGAGAGTTCGTACGGAAGCGAACTAATTCACTCCTTTTCCTCCTTGGAAGCTCCAGCCAAAAGAAATCCAACGACTGTGCCGAGGACAAGCGCACCAATTAGAGCCCCGGTTGCGGCGGAGGGATTGCGACCAGCAGCCCTGCCCAAGTTCAATCCCTCCCGCTGGAACTGCGCTGCGAACTTGCGCGCTCGCGGTGCGATGTAATTGGCAGCGTCGTCGGCCGCATCGCCGGCCTGACGGATTAGTTGAAGGCGAAGGTCAGTGAGTTCTCGGCCGAGACGGTCGACATCTGAGAGGAGATTGCGTTGCATCGGAAGCGTCCTTGTCTGGGTCGGTCCTTCAACGTGGTGGACCGCCGAGGGTTCCGGGCCAGCAGGTATGAGGGCTGCGAATGACAATGAGGCAGATGTGGATAATGCCACCGAACCCGAATTGGCACTCGCCTGAGTAGTAGACGGGACAGCGTGAAAATTAAATGATCGCCCACGATGACCGGCTCGTCCCAAACTTTCGCCATTGCTTGTCTCCCTTTCGGACCAGCCAAGTTAGAGCAGTAGGTGCGGGCGGCAAGTACCTATTTCGCCTTACAATTTTTGCGAAAGCCGCCTGAACTTTTTCCCCCTCCAATCCTATATCTGCAGTTGCAGCCGTCACATCATCCGCATGCCCTTAACCCTTCCAATTAGGAGGAAAATTTCATGCGCACATCAAGTTCAACCACCTTTCGGTTCGAACTCTATGAGCCGTAGGATCAAGTCTGCGGAGGAATCTGCGCGCGAAGACGCCGCGAAGAGCAAGCAGTCCATGCTCACGTTAGCGGCTGACAGCACCAAGCCGCGTGATCCGCGGCAGCATGCTGACCACTATCGCAGGCACTTGGCGGAGGCGCACATTGTAATTGGCCAGCTACAGGAAACCTTAAAGCGCATGGAGGCCGAGCTCGCCGCGGCGAAAGCGGAGCGAGATCACATCTTGCTGCGCTCCGTCACCATCAGCGTCGCCGAGGAAGAACGCCGGCGAGCCGCCGCTGGAATGAGAGAACGCGCGGCGTCGTTGGTGGAGTGGCCGCCTGGCTGCCCTACGTCGGCCAGCGAGGAGATCCGAGGACTGCCAGACCCCAAACCGAAATGGAGCAAAGCGTGAAGGCAGCAAACGACAACGTCGTGAGAAGTGCAACAACGGGCCAGCCGCTAATGATTGGCCAAATGATCCGCGATGGACGCGCGGTCGTTGCAGAGAGACGCAAGGAGGAGGCGAAGGCAATGAAGATTGAGGCGGCGAGGATCGGCAAGCGTGCGGCGCGTGGTGCAGATTGGGACGGCAAGGCCGCCAACGACAATACAACACCGGCCATCAAGTGGCTCTTGGCTGGTCAGCGCAAAGATATGCTAGAGCCCCTTCTGGCGTACATTAAGCTTGACCGAGAGGCAAACAGCGGCGCTATGCTGACGGGTGAGGGACACACGCCGGCCGACATGTTGCAGGTCGATCAGGCGACGTGGCTGGATCCGGCAACCGGGGAGTTGAAGTACAAAGGTGAGCGCCGACTTCGCGGGATCGAATTCACGGGCCGGGAGCATGCAGGCAAATCCACGGCTGATCCGTTGCAGGTCAAGAAGGCGCCTGCAGATGTTCCGAAAGCATGGAATGGCGATGCTGCTCTGCTAAGTAGGATCGATGCCGAGCCGAAGCTCGCCAGGATCCGAGCCGCGCTTGGTCCGCTGCTCGTCCCGTTCGAGCGACTGGTGCTGGAGGGGAAAAAGCTCGAGCAAGTGGGCTGGAATTGCTTCGCCACCAATGAACGGGCGGCGATGTCAATCGGCGGCGCTATCCTAATGCTCGGATTAGGTGTCGTGATGGACGAACTAGATGCAATGAAGCCCAAGCGTGCGGCATAGGTGCTGTACAGCAAAAAACGGTCTCAACCGGTGACAATAGAAGCACAGTTTCAGAGGCCGCCATCGAGCGGCCTCTCCTCATTTGAGGCGCCGAATTCTCGCGGACGGTTCACCTCGCGGAAGATGCCGGGACAGCCTCAATTCCATTAGAGATATCTTGAATACGAGGAATCTGATCCTATCTTAGGGCTACTTTCCCGATTCAAGTCTAAGGCGCCGGCGCGATTGCGACCCGCGACAGCGCTGGTGGCGGTGAGCAGTTATCCTGCTCCCGTCACCGATCAGGCAGGGTCGTGATTGGCGGTGTGATCGTGCAACTGTTCGGTTTGGACTGCCTTGCTGTCTAGCCCGCGTTCCCTTGTGTGTTGGGCTTTATCGCGGTTCGAGAGTACCATGTTCTCCGGCAGGATGTTGGGATCTAGCTCTGTCATAGCGCCCGATCCATCTCGCTTTCCCTGTGCTCCGGTCCCCATCTTTTTTCGATCTGCGTTGGCCATGCCATACCTCCTATGTTGCGTATGGCTAACCGCGATCAAGATGAAAAAGTTCCTATACTCTTTGCCTGGCGCCGCTCTCCTCGAGGCGACAGGCAATACGCGGCTGGCTCCCTGTGAAGGTTGAGCCAGCCGCTTTCTCCTTTGAAAGCGATCAAGCAGCCTTAGTAGACTTCCGCGCGATCTGTCTGCTCAGGCCGACAAATTCCGCTGGCTTCTTCGCCTTGCCCTTGGCTGCCTTGATTACCTCAGCAACTTCGTCTGGCATGTCGCGAACTCTCGTCAGGAGGTCACCAATTCTGAAGGCTGAATGAATACCGTCACCGATCTCACCCGATGTTAGTCGCACTGGCCCCTCTGCCATTTCGCCGGCAAACCAGACAGGCTGGCCGCCGGGCAGCGTTAGCCGGGAGAGGGCTTGCCTGCCGTCGGCATGTCTCGCCTCATCGATCAGATCGGCCACGACCGTCGGCCTCTCCGTGCAGTAATAGTGTTTTCCGCCGACTTGAATTCGCGTCTCGGCGCCGAATTCCTCGGGTAGTTCTAGCCGCTTAACGATGTGGCGAACGTGGGAAATCGATCCGACGTTGATCTCCGTTTGGTGTGGCACGATTGTCAGGCGCATGTTCTTTCCCGCTCTACGTTTGGTTGAGCGAGAAATGTGCACCTGTACGTTCCACTGGTCCATTCGCCCATTTGGCGTAGGTCACCCAATTCAAAGTGCGCCTTTCATTTCTGGTGATGGATGGCTCGAAGCGAATATCACCACCTCTATCAGACTGCCGCCTGGAAGCGGCTGCGGCACTATCAGTTGAGCCTTCAGCCCCTGTGTGAGTTCTGCTTGGAAGCGGAAGACATCACGGCTGCCGAGGTAGTGGACCACGTCAAGGCCCATCGTGGCCAGTTGGATCTATTCCACGACCCGTCGAACCTCCAATCCCTATGCCGACCCCACCACGATGGCACGAAGCAGCGCCTCGAGCGCGGCGGCATCGACACCCGCCTCGACTCGTCGGGATGGCCCGAATGGCGCGAGGGTCGGTGACGGGAGGGGGAGAGTCCCGATCTGGCGCGATCCGGCCGGGTACCGGCGTCGGGAAGAACTGAGCCTAAAGCTGTAGAAAAAAGTTTTCGGAGTGACCAAAAATGGCGGCGCGCGGACGAAAGTCGGCGGCGAGCACCGAAATCGTGATTGCCTCCAATGTTGAGGTCATCCATCGGCCGCAGCCGCCAGAAGAATTGACGATTGAGCAGGCCGTTGAATGGCGAGCGGTCGTCGACCGCCTGCCGGCGGACTGGTTTCCCCGTGAAACTCACGGGATGCTCACCCAATACTGCCGGCATGTTGTCGCGGCTAGGCGTATCGCTCAATGGATCGCCAAGGCAGAACGAGCGAAGACGCTCGACCTGGATGCTTACGACAAGCTCTTGAAGATGCAGGAGCGGGAGGGTCGGGCAATCTCGTCGCTGGCGACCCGGATGAGGATCACACAGCAGGCAACCGTTCGAGCGGAATCGGCCAAGAAGCCGAAACAAATCTCTGCACCGTGGGAAGATGATGGCGAAGATGACTAGCCGGGCCGAGCGGAACATCCGTTGGCTCGAGAAGCACATTCGCATCCCCGAAGGCCGGTTCGTCGGGCAGCCTATCAAGCTAGCTGAGTTCATGAAGGACGATCTGCGGGCGATCTACGATAACCCTTACGGGACGCGCCGCGCCATCATTTCCCGTGGCCGCAAGAATGCGAAAACCACCGAAAGCGCAATGATCCTCTTGCTGCATCTTTGCGGCCCAGAGGCGAAGCCGAATGGACAGCTTTACAGCGCGGCCCAGTCTCGCGACCAGGCGGCCATTCTCTTTGAGTTGGCCGCAAAGATGATAAGGATGTCGCCGGTCTTGTCGGCCTATGCGGAGCCCAAGGATAGCGGCAAGCGCATCATTTGCCGGGAGCTGGGAACCGTTTATCGGGCACTGTCGGCTGACGCGGCAACCGCGTATGGCCTTTCGCCGGTCCTGACGATCCACGACGAACTGGGTCAGGTCAAAGGGCCGCGATCGCCTTTGTATGACGCCCTTGAGACGGCAACAGCCGCGCAGGGGGAGCCTCTTTCAATCGTTATCAGCACGCAGGCGCCGACAGATGCCGATTTGCTTTCTGTATTGATTGACGATGCCAAGAAAGGCCGCGACCCGCGCACCGTCCTGCGGTTCCAGACAGCGGCGCCAGAACTCGACCCATTTACTGTTGAGGCCGTTCGAGCCGCCAATCCTGCCTTCGACATCTTCATGAACCAGGAAGAAGTCCTGGCGATGTTGGAGGACGCGCGGAATATGCCATCCCGCGCTGCCGAGTTCGAGAACCTCGTACTCAACCGGCGCGTTGAGACCAGCAATCCATTCGTCTCACGCAAAGTGTGGATGGAGAACGCTGCGCAGCCTAACAGGGACTTTGCGCAGCGACCGGTGTTTGGAGGCCTTGATCTCAGCGAATGCAACGACTTGACCAGTCTTGTGCTGGTCGCTCCCGAAGATGATTTCTGGGATGTGCGGCCGCACTTCTGGCTGCCAGGCGAAGGGCTCGCAACGAAATCAAGATTGGATCGCGTCGGATATGATGTCTGGGCCGAGGATGGCTTCATTGAAGCGATACCCGGCGCGAAGAGCATTGAGTACGACTACATCGCGCGACATATTCGCGACGTCTGCGACGACTTCAACATCCAGAAGCTAGCGTTCGATCGTTACAACTTTCGCCACCTTCGGCCATGCCTTTTGAGGGCGGGCTTCACGGATGAGGAGATCGACGTGAGGTTCGTGGAATTCGGCCAGGGCTTCGTATCGATGTCGCCTGCTCTCCGGACGACAGAGTCGCTTCTCCTCAACGGAAAAGTTCGCCACGGCAACCACCCGGTTCTCACAATGTGCGCGGGCAACGCTGTCGTCAAAAAAGACGACGCGGGAAACCGGAAACTCACGAAAGCGGGTAGCCGCGGTCGTATCGACGGAATGATTTCTCTCGTCATGGCTCTTTCTGCGGCCGAGGAGTACGTGCCGGCTATTTCTGCAACCTCACCCTGGGACGACCCAGAATTTTCGATCACAAAGGCGGCATAATGGACTGGAAATTTGGCTTTGGCCGCCGAAACTCTGTAATATCGGCGGAAACGCGCGCAAGTCCGGAGACGGAAAGCGTGCCAGTTAGCGCGGAGAACTTCCTAGCGTTTTTCGGTGTGCAGTCCGGCAACGTGCCGAATGTTACAATCGACAATGCGCTGAACGTGCCGGCCGTGTTCGCGGCCGTCGCCTTCCTATCTAGGACGCTTGCCGCTTTGCCGCGCCATGCGTACCGGACGAGCAAGGATGGTTCGAAGCGCGTCGGCGGGAAGCTGGAAACGGTAGTCAACACGGCTCCCAACAGCGACATGAACTCATTCAAGTTCTGGCAATACTTCTGGACGCAGGTTTTCACCGGCGGGCGAGGGCTTGCTTGGATCGAGCGGACGCCGCAGGGCATTGAGGCTCTGTGGGCGATGGACCCGTCGAAGACGACGGTGAAGCGTACCGGCTTCAACGTCTCCTATGAGTTCGAGGGCAAGACTTACCCGGCCGCTGATGTCATTGACGTGCCGTTCATGTTGCAGTCCGACGGGCTGAAGCACTACGGCCCGATATCCAAGGCTGCGAAGGCAATCCAACTTGCGATTGCCATGAACGATTACGGCAGCAATTTCTTTGCTGGCGGTGGTGTCCCGCCGCTCGCGCTTGAAGGGCCGCTCCCGCAGGGCGCCGACGCAATGAAGCGGGCGATGGCGGATATTCACCGCGCGATCGACGAGGCGAAGAAGAGCGAGAAGCCAGTCTTCCCTATGCCGCCAGGCCATAAGCTGACGCAGGTTGGCTACGACCCGGCAAAAGGTCAGATGATTGAGGCTCGTCGGTTCCAGATCGAAGAGATTGCGCGGGCCTGGCAATTGCCGCCGGTGTTCTTGCAGGATTTGTCGAAGGCCACGTTCTCCAACGCCGAGCAGCAGGACTTGCATCTCGTCAAGCACTTGATCGGCCAGTGGGCCAAGGCGCTCGAGGATGAGATGAACCTCAAGATGTTCGGGCGCGGCAACGGCGGTCGCTACATCGAGCACGCGCTGGACGGCCTCATGAGGGGCGACTTCAAGAGCCGCATAGAAGGTATCGCCCGCGCTATTCAAACAGCGCAGATGACGCCGAATGAGGCTCGCGCGCTTGAGAATAGGCCATCGATGAAGAACGGCGACGATCTGCTCGTGCAGGGGGCGACAGTGCCCCTCGGCTCACAGCCAATGGATCCGAATCCGGCGGCCAATGATAATCAAGAAGATGGGGCGGACGCCGCATGACAGACATTGAGAAGCGCATAGCGCAACAGGTTGAGCTGCGCGCCGATGAGAGCGGAGCGAAGACGCTGACCGGCTACGCGGCCGTCTTCAATTCGCCTACTGGTATTTCCGACTTCTTTGTTGAGCAGATTGCTCCGGGCGCCTTCTCCGAGACAATCAAAGGTGACGTCCGTTGCCTGTTCAATCACCAGAGCGGAAATGTCCTCGGTCGAACCAAAAGCGGCACCCTTCGTCTTTGGGAGGA